TGTATTCGTAAAAATCTTCCGGCGCTTCTTCTTCTATTTCATCGAAACCGCCAGCTAAATACAAGCCTGCCAACCCTGCTCCAATGCTTGGCCCTACTTTTAAAGACCCGCCTTTTGCAACTTGATCTGCAATCACCGATTTTATTTCTGTTGGCGCTTCTTTGAAGGAATCAAACCCAAAACCTCCGGCCATTTCATCCACCGATTGACTTGGATTAATAAATAAATCTTTCACAGCTTTATTACCAGATTCTCTTCCGCCTAAAATGTTTTGCATCTTTCCTTCTAAAGTCACCTCTGGTCGATCAACTGCGGCTTCTCCAAACTTTCTCATTTCAAACGGTTTATATGTGGGGTCGCCCTGAAACGGCTTTCCGCTTCCAAACAAAAGGGACCCCGCACTTGAAGTAAGGCCCCCTGTAATACCTGCTTTAAATGCGTCCTGAACATCCCCACCTTGTAATAACGAGCCAACACCACCCGCTAAAGCTCCCGATAAAAAAGGACTCATGCCGGGGAAAAAATAACTTGCCGCTGCTGGTAACAAAACAGGCGCAGCTTTTTTAAACAAATCTTTGATGCCGCCAATTAAATCAAACGCCTCCTCATACCCCGTCATAGGGTTCACGTTCATCTTACCACTGCCCACGGTAAACTCATCCATGTCACGACCACTGCGAGCAAACGCCTCGCGTACCGTCTCACGCACCTCCGGATCGTCCATCATGCCCTTCGGCATTACAACCTCTTCCCGTGTTGCGTGGATCATCTCTGTATCGCCGTTGCGGCCAAACTCATCTATGTTAGACGATAAGAAAGAACCAAGGCCCGATACCATTGGACCGCCTTTTGCCATACGCTCTGGAACGGATGTGGAAGGTGCCATTACGGCATGGGCAAGGCCCCCTAGACGTTGAGGGCCGTCTGAAGCAAACGCACCCCCGCCTTGGATATACCTCCCCATCCCAAAATTCCCTATTGTCATCCTTGGTTGCTCTTGTAAATCAAACCGCTCTTGAGCCATCTGTTTTACTTCATCAACAAAAGGGTCAATTTTATCCCTAACCACACTTTGAGTTAACTGATCCCGCAAAACCCTCTTTAAAGGATCAAAAGCCCTGTCCAAACCTCCCGTCAGACCGCCCAAACCTCCGCCTAAACTTCCTAACTGCCGCGCACGATTTGTCAGGTCAGTCATATAATCTTGTTGGAACGTGGGTAGTGTAATTGACATCAATTAAATCCTTTTCTGCACTGTAACAGAATTCTTAAAAAGTTTCTATTACAAATCCTACGAAGATGAAACCGCGGCACGTGTATCAACCCTCAACCAATTTGACCCATCACCAAACGCAACTACGGGACTTCCCGCAGCGCCGTTTGAAACAAATATCAAAGTGCCTGTCTCTACCGTAGGCAGCGAAGCGACTGTGTAAGTCGGCAACGGAATCCCAACCGTGTTATTAGCGGCTGTGGACGATTTGATTCTTAATATAGTGTTACTTTCGTAAACTGTACCAACCTCTGCACCAGTTTGTGAACTTGTTGGTATTTCAATCAATATAGGGTTTGCAATCGTCTGGTCAGTTGCCTGACGAGCAAAAATAGAAAACGAACGAACAACCTCGTTCATGTAATTGTTATTATAATCCGCAGGAGCAACAGGGAAAAACGGTATTGGTGCCCTACTGGTCATTATCGTCTCCCATCCGGGCGTATATCTACACGCGGTACGCCCAAACGCCACAATACATCTTCATTCGTTGATTCAAGCTTAAAAGTGAAACTCCTACCTCTTAACCGCGTTTGGTATTGTGTAGTGTATTGATCAACTGGAGTATTAGATGTTTTCGTAATAGCATTAGTAGTCGTAGTTTGTGTAGTCTGACCCGGAGCATTTTTTGCGTTAAAAACAAAGTTAACCGTTGTATCGTTAACGTTGGTTTCTCTAAAATTTAAATCAGGCAACACCCGCGATATAAAAGAAAATTGATTTCCATCAGACAAGCTTAAATCGCCAGACTCAATAAACGCTGTCATAGCTGCACCGTCTGCCTTTGCACCAACTTCATGGTTAAATAGATAATTATCTGCACCAGTGCCAACAGGTAAATCTGAAATACCGCGGTCAAGCCAAGCCGTCCTGTCAAGTGTGCCTACAAACCAAATGCCTTCTTGGTAATTATAAACAACATAGCGGTCATTCTCTGAGGAACTAGAAGACGGGTAGAACCACCACACTTCCGCAAAAGATACGTTCGATCCACCCACAACTTTTTGTTGTTGATCTAAATTAAAATCATCAAACACATGGTCGCGGACCGTGCAGGGTATTCTTTGGACCGCACCACCATAACTATAAAATTCTGCGTCACCCATCCAATATACCGAATCACCAACGGCAACCGCGGACTTTGAACTTGCAATCGTAATGTTAGAAGAAATCAAACCAATGTTAAAAACAAAAGCACCGCCAGCAAACTGCATCGCATAAACAGCCACATCTGTAAAAACAAGTATTTGTTGTCTTGTTTCAACGGCTTGTATGATTTTAGAACCCGCGTCAATCTCAAAACCGCCCGCGGTATTTTCTGTTGTGCCAAACCAATCAATTGGGTTGTCTGAGCTTGCAAACCGTATCAGCATTGGGTTTTGTACGCCGTTGCCCTGCGTATCGGAAGAGCCCCCTAGATCATCGCAACCAAAAGCAATTACGTGTTTAGCCTGATCAGACAAAAGAACTTGCGCAGCTTTTGTCGGCACCGATCTGGCAGAACCGGATTTAGTAGAAAGCTCTATTGCTCTGCCGAAAGGGGTTGTCGCACCTTTTACGCTTTTCTCCCAGTAGTATATCCCACCGTTGCGTTCATTCAAAATAAGGTCCTGACCAAAGTTATCGTGCGACCAAACTCGTAAGTTAGTTACCGTTGTTGCTGTGCCCGTAGCAACAGCTTCGCCCCACCCATGAAAGTTATTAGCGCCGTCCGTATTACCCAACGCAAGAAAAATATTAGCGCCATTACTATGTGTCGCCGCAGTGCTTCCTTTGGTGCCTCGTGTGACCGTCAACGTGTCAGTTGCTACTGAACCAACGGTCATCAACTCCGAACCCACCAGTACAATATCATTAGCAACAAAATTTGACCCTTGGCCCGTGGCAACATCTACGCCAGTTTCGGTAGAATCCAAGTCTTCCGCAATCGTAGTCTGTAAGGCTGAATTGTTTGTACCACCCCAAAGCCCCGCGCCCCATCCAACACCGTCAACAGAATCATTCAAACCTGTTCCTATTTGATAATCGGCTGATCCCGTAGGTGTGCCAGAGGCGTTTGGAGTAAGATCGTTCGCAGTGCTAAGTCCACCTGTGATGGTAATACTTTGTATAGTGCTTTCTGAACGAGGTTGGAATTTATATGTATTACCGTCAACGACTTCTGCTATTTGATATTCTTGATCTAAAACAGCCTGCGTAATATTTCCTACCGCAGCAGACGCAGAGGAAAAAGTAACAAAATCGTTTGTAACACACCCGTGATTTGCATCTGTTACAGTAATTAAAGCAGTGCCTGACGTAATACCAAACGTTACAGAATTGCCCGTAGACCGAACGGGCGTCACATCTATGTATGCCGTACCTTGTTTAATGTAATATTTAAGGTTGGTTCCAACACCTAATAATTTTGCACCATCAAAAGCCACCCACTCGTGCAGTCCCCGGCACAAACCTAAAAAAGCGTTGGTTGAGTTTTTCTCCCAACCGTTTAATTTTTCTGGATACCCAAAACGAAACCGTATCTTATCGCAATCAACCCAACCGTTCTCTTCAGAATACGGAGTAATTTCTTTGTTAATACCCGGTTTAAATTTAAGGTCTGTATAAGGCATTACATACTCGCAATAATAAACGTCAACAGTTCTGGATAGTTTAATCCAAAACTAATTGTTTTTTCTGCGTTTTCTGGAGCGTCCTCTGCGCGGTGATACTCTTTATTAACGAGGTTGCCGTTGTTTTCTATTACTTCAATCCAAACCTCTGCTTTTGAAAACATACC